AGTAATGAGTGGACCCTACGTGCCAATTGAAGACTTAGCCAACCATTTTTCAGTATCAGTATCTACTATTCGTGGGTGGTTAAGGCGCAAACAGATCCCAAACCACACCTTTATACGGGTGGGGAACACATATCGGTTTTCAATCGAAGATGTTTCGGTAGCTTTATCTGCTCCAAAACCGGTTAACCATGCAAAAGAAGTATGGGAAGAAGCAAAAATTAAAGAGACAGAAAGATTGGAAGCATCGGATGAACCTGATGAACCTCTTGGCGGTATACCGATAGGCTGCGAAGACGACGGAGGGATTATGACATTGGATGCCAAGGAAGATGGCCCATTGGAAATTCCCCATGAATACAACGAAGACGAGGATATTTAATCCTATGCCTGAATTTCCGAAACGTATTAGTATACGTGGTAAGAAGTTTAATGATACCGAAGATTCAATAACCTGTATTATCGTTAATGCGGCTAGGATATCACGCGCTTATTACACAGATACTTATGAATCCGGTAAGGTGGTTCGACCTACTTGTTGGTCCTCTGACACACAAGTTCCGTCGAAAGATGTACCTGACGAACAACGTCAGGCAGCTCGGTGCATGGATTGTATTCATAATATAAGAGGTTCTGGTTACGGAAGTAGTAGAGCTTGCAGGTTTTTGCAACGGTTAGCTGTTGTGCTGGAGAACGAATTGGACACAGTATATCAACTCCGATTACCCGCCGCTTCCATATTTGGTCAACCAAGAGATGGTAATATGCCTATGCAAGCATATGCTCGTTTCTTGGAAGGTCGTGGTACATCTGCGGTTGCTATAGTCACCCAAATATACTTCGACACAAACAGTTACACACCAAAACTCTTTTTCAAACCTAGTCGCCCTCTGGAGGAAGAGGAGTATAAAATGGTGTCTAAAATGATAGATCATCCAGATACGATTAAAGCTATTACTTTAGAATTTTCATCATTATTTTTTGAGGGTACGAGAACGTCTCCATTTGAAAGTACAGATGGATTTCAATTTAAACAGCAGGAGATAAACACTTATGGCTGAAGTAAACACACCTTTTATTATTGATGATGTTCAGGCTTTATGGCCTCGGATAAATGGAACCTACAGGTTCGACCAGAAAGAAAGAAGGTCAGTACCTTGTGATGCATTTGATGATGGTGCGAAGTATGAACTTAGTTTTCGTATGACGAAAGTACAGGCCAAGAAATTATACAAGGCTATGTTAGAAGCATACAACAACAAAGCTGAGTCTGAAAAAGAATGGCCCGAAAAATTCGAGAATCCATTTACTAGAGACGAGGATGGAGATTTTGTATTTAAGGCTAGTTTGAAAGGCGCATATGGTAAAGACGCCACCAGAAAACCTGCCCAATTCGACGCTAAGAATACAAAACTTGAAGGTGATTTTTTGCTCACCACCGGAAGCACGGTGAATATCGCGGTAGTATTCTCTCCCTATCATGGTACGATAGGCACGGGAGTATCTCTACGGTTAAGGGCTGTACAGGTTATAAAGTATGTCCCGATGGAAGCGTTTTCACCGTTTGACACGGCAGATGGTTTTGAAGCCCCTGATGGTAACCCTTTTGTTCCCAGTGCTAAACAGGAAGTAAATGGGGAGATCAAGGAACCTACAAAAGTAGTAAAAAAATCTGCCTCACCAAAAACCAAAGATCCAGATTTGGATGCAATCGTAGATGATTGGGACGATTAGCTTCTAAACAAGCTACGGCTACCGAACGGGGGTGACTGTGAAGTAGCCGTAGTTTTTCTGGTTTTTTGGGTGGTGACATGGAAACGAAAGAATTTTTACGGAGAGCGTTGGGGGAAGATGGTTTTTATTGTGTTTTTGCATCGCGTAGTTCTGATGACCGCAGAGTGCAGAAATTTTATGACTCCATAGATACTCTACTACAAACAACACAAAAATTAGACAGAGATGGTTTTGATACATATTTTGCACTAGCTACGTTTACCGAAACCGGTTCACGCAAAGTAGATAATGTAAAACAACTTAGGACGTTCTTCCTTGATTTGGATTGTGGTCCGAGTAAAGACTACCAAAATCAAGACGAAGCTATCAGAGCATTACGATCTTTTTGTAAGCAATTGTCATTGCCTAAACCACTCCTGATTAATTCGGGGCGTGGTATTCATGTGTATTGGTTTCTTACACAACCAGTTGATTTAAAGGATTGGTTACCTGTTGCGGAACATATTAAACGTTTATGTTCAAAATATAACTTGTTAGCAGATCCAGTAGTTACTTCAGATGCGGCACGTGTATTGCGTATACCGGAAACTCATAATTATAAATCAGACCCACCACACGATGTAACACATTTTGGTACAGGTATTATTGAACCTATAGATTTCGATGTGTTTGTCGAATATTTTAATGATGATCCGATACCAGTACCTAAAAAACATATTCCTTCAAATAGCAATGCAGTTATGGACGCGTTGCTTGGCAACAGAAAAAACGTGTTTAAGGATATTATTTTAAAAACTCGTGCGGGAAATGGGTGTAGCCAAATAAGGAATATAATAGCCAACCAATCAGAAATAAATGAGCCGTTGTGGAGGGCAGGATTATCCATAGCCAAATTTTGTGAGGATGGGGAAAAAGCTGCGCGTGTCATGTCCAAAGATCATCCCGAATATACTGCGCGGGACACAACAAAGAAAATGGATCTTATAAAAGGGCCGTATCTCTGTACAACCTTCGATGAATTTAATCCTAATGTATGCACAGGATGTCCTAATTGGGGCAAAATTAAGTCGCCAATAAGTTTAGGAAACAGGGTTAAGGAAGCTACCGAAGAAGATAATATAGTAGAAGCACCATCCATTGATCTGCCGGATGCACCTGTCAATACTTATACTATACCTGCTTACCCATCCCCATATTTTAGGGGGGCTAGTGGAGGTATTTATATACGAATAACACAGAAAGATGGTGAAGTAGGTGAAAAACTCTTATACCATAATGACTTATATGTAGTACGTCGTTTATGGGATAGTGAGATCGGAGAAGCTATAGTAATGCGATTGCACCTGCCACGAGATGGTGTACGAGAATTTACTATACCGTTGACAGCGGTTAATGCACGTGAAGAATTTCGTAAGCATATGTCTATGTATGGTGTTGCCGTCAGTAAAATGGATGAAATAATGCAGTATACAACAACATGGGTTAATGAATTGCAGGCCAACAGTGTAGCAGATGAAGCTCATAAACAATTTGGTTGGACAAATGACGATTGCACATCATTCATATTAGGAAATCAGGAAATATTTAAAGATAAGATAGAGTTTAACCCACCTTCCACACAAACAGTTGGTTTATTTCCTGCTTTTGAACCAAAAGGTACGTTAGAAAGTTGGAAAAATATGATAGAATTCTACAACAGAGATAAGTTCGAGTTACATCAATTTGTTGTAGGCTCATCTTTCGGTTCTGTTCTTATGAATTTTTCTCCTGTGAATTGTGCGGCATTACATTTGCACAGTAAAGACTCAGGAGTAGGTAAAACTACCGCAATGGAAGCAGCAGCCTCAATATGGGGTTACCCAAAAGATCTTGTGCTGGACGAAAATGATACACACAACATAAAAATGCATAGGGGAGAGATATATCATAATCTTCCCTTGTACCTAGACGAACTCACGAACAGCCGAGCGACTGAACTTAGTAATCTAGTTTACCAATTAACAGGTGGTAAGCAACGGGGGCGTATGGCTAGTGGTGGTAACATCGAAAGATATCGTGGTGATGCATGGCAATTGCTAGCTGTAACTACCGCAAATGCAAGCATAATTGAACGTGTGAGAATGGCTAAAGCAATGCCAAAAGCAGAAGCACAACGCATATTGGAAGTGAAGGTTGATCGTCTGTTTGATGAAGTAAGAGATAAAAAAATACAGGAGGATTTTAGAATCTCTGTACATAATAACTACGGTCATGCAGGTAAGATATATATTCAATATGTGATGAATAATTTAGATGGCATTAAAAAGTTAATAGATGAGATACGTAACAAAGTTGACACTGAAGCAGCTCTTACATCCGAGAATAGATTTTGGTCTGCGTTTGTTACTAACACTATAGCAGGGTTAGTCGTAGCCAAACGTGCCGGTCTTATAAAATATAACATAGGTAATATATTTAAGTGGGCCGTGAAAATGGTCAAAGATAATAAACATTATGTATCGGGTATGAATACATCTGTTGAGGAAGTTCTTAACGATTATATTCACGAGCACTGGAGCAATGTATTATGGATAAAAAGTACGGATGATTTGCGGAGGCAAAACAACAATGGGATAGACTCTCTTATAGTACCGGATGCTATTCCACGGGGTAAATTAGTTGCTCGATACGAAACTGATCTGAAGAAAGCCTACCTAGTACCGAAACCTCTCAGGATATGGTGCAGTGAACAGCAAATAAATTATGCGGCGTTTGTACAAGATTTAACAACAAAGTTAGGTGCCACTAGAACAAAAATGCGACTGAGTAAGGGCACCCACATGCAGTTACCACCTACAGATGTCATAGTTGTCAGTTGCTCTATCGAAGGTGAAGATGAAACAGGGAGTTCTCAAGACGGATGATCTCAACCCTGACGGGGTTCGGATTATAGTAAAATGGGATGATATGGTAGCAGGTTCTTCCGTATTTATACCATGTATAAACACTGAGGAAGCAATGCGTCAATCTGCTAAGATATTGGTAAATAAGGGATTTAAGACAGAGGCTAGAGTTGTTGTAGAAAATAAAATATTAGGTGTTCGCATTTGGAGAATGGTATGATATTATTGTACAGACAGTCACCTCCCTGTCTGTCGTTCTCCTACTTGGCCCCTGCCACCTTCTCGGCAGGGGTCTTTTTTAATCATCACCCCAATACTCACGTTGATGTTCTAGGAGTTCTCTTTTCATTCGTGGACTCATGGTTATACCGCCCACCATCTCTGCTGAAGTCTCTGCGTGTTTTCTCATAGATTTAATTATTGTACTAGTTTTAACACTGTAAGAAGGATGATCCCTGTTAAACCTATTTAATTTCTCAAAGGCTTCTCTAACCCCGTGAGTATCCCCCATACGACGCGCTATATAGAATTGACGTAGTATACGTGTACGTCTTTTGTTGGTAGCACGATCAATTCGTTTTGTGGATAAGTTCTTTTCCTGTTGGAGTGTATAACTGACAGGCGCGAAACCGAATAACTGACTTGCTAAATCCCCCGCAGAAATATCATCTACTATTATATCACCACGTCTTGACTTAATTGCGCCTTCATCAAAGTAGCCCCAACGAAGTATTTTCATACCATTACGGACAGCCGCCGGTACTAATGTTTCTATACCTCGATATACATCCTCTCCTTCGAGTAACTGTTTGGCACCTCGGTATTGCTGTTTGGCTATACTTCCAGCCGGACCTAACCCTATCGCCCAAGCATAATCTGCTACAGACATATCTTTGTTATATGGATTCATTCTAAAGAAGAGGTTAGATAGCCCTATACGATTTGCAACATCTACACCGGTGTACTGGGTTGTTGGGCCTTTATACCAACCTTCACCAATATACTTACGTACGATTGTTTCAGCATCATCTTCGTCATCATCTAGGAACATGTTAGCAACCACCATGACTGCTCCGAACATCGGAAGTCCCTGAACACCTGCAAGAAGCACTGAGCTTCCAGCTATACCGATAAGTTGCCGCATAGCAACTTTTGCTCTTTCTTTGGCAGCAGCAACTTCTGCTTCTGTACCCGAGGCACGTGTAGCCGCCACTGCATCCTTGTATCCAAGGTAAGCGGTCTTGAACATCGTGTAGTGCATCTGTACACCGAATGTTTTGTACATCATGCCGACACGACCAATTCCCTTTTGGGCCAATCTAGGTGCAGTAGCTAGGAATGCACCACCGTTCATTTCCTGTGCCTGAGATATTGCCTGATTTGCGGCTGCTTCGTACTGTGCTTGGGTTAGATTATTCCCATGCGCCTTCTTTAGTTTTTGTACTTCCAGTTCGTAGGTAGACATCATAGCTACCTGACGGTTAGAGCGTTCTACCTGATGGAACATCCAAGCAGAGTAAGCAGTTATGTAGTCCCATCCGCTCTTTTTTCTACCGGATAATTCTGCACCCAGTGTGTCGTACATTAATGAGCGACCTAACTGTCCTTGATCCGCAGCTATTTTTGCCAAAATAGCTAATTCCTCTAACTCTTTTTTCCTCTTGTCAGTTATACCTTCCAGCACTTCAGACCTTATC